AAAAGTATAACGAACAAGAACAAAAAGAAGGACAATATTGTTATAAACCTTACCGCAATCTTCGTAATTACTTACAATGAAAAACAACAAATTAACTCCCCCTAAAGCACAAGAATTAACAGCAGATTTAGTGCAGATATGTAATACAAATGAGAAGGCAAATAGGGAGTTTTTAGAGTATATAATTGACGAATATTTGTATCTAATAAGTGATAATAAGGTGAAGGAATTAGAGGATATAATTGTTAATCAGTTTGGGTATGATTAGGGGCACTATGTATTAACAACTATTGTGTAATACTCTGTGGAAAACTAACATAAACTGAGTGTAATCTGTGGAAAAGTGTTATAAATGACGTTCTAATTAGGTAAATAAATATAAGGTTGCGTTCTATTCGTGTTTTAATTGTTGTTAGTAATGGGAAGGTAATCGTGTTCAGTAAGTATATAATAAGCAGAATATTAGGAGCGTATTTGTGATAGTTTATGTGTGTTAATTAGGTGCTTTTAAATGTGTCAAACTCTTGTGATCTTGGCGAGCAGTTTATCACACTTTCTCCCATAAGTCAACACCCCTCGATAACATTTTGTAGCACACACAGTTTTATTCACATAAGGACATAAATACACCCAATGACTTGACAACAATTGCGTGATGATTTATAATGGATTATATACACAAATTCTCCCCTAATCTGCAATGTCTATCTATCAATTAGCAGACACACAGAAACAGATAAGAATTACGCTCAATCTGTCTGTAGATGATGATTTTATTCCAGAGAATATTAACTGGACTAAGTTACTAGAATTGAATGATTATGAGACAGTCGAAAGTGTTATTCAGCAGACACACAGTTGTTAACAAATAGCATACGCACAGTTCTTTACATTTAAGACCTGATATGTTATAATAATAGAATAACACTTAGTGAGGACACAGTTGTTAACACTCACGCATGGTTAATTAGCGATGCGTAGATGATGCGTATTGGACAGTGATTTGATGCCTTATGTTATAGCGGGGCGGCGGGCGTGTCCAAAAAAAGCAAGAGACCCTAACCTACAACGAACCAAAATCGAGAGAGATATATTAATAGATAAAAAAATTTGGGCCAGAAAAAAAATCCCCCATTAGGTTTCTTAACTTATGACAGAAATAGACGATACTACTTACCATATCTACGCAAAGGAGAAGTGTTTATATTGTAATCTATCTCAGGATGACTTTGAGGAGAAGTGGCAGTTACTTAAAGTAATGATTGACCTTCTTGGGGGTGAATATACAACGGAAGATTTATCATATGAAAGACTCGCCCCCAAAGTTGGTCTTGGAGGGCCAGGGAAGTTATTACCATTAGACGAAGAACATTCTTATTGACAACTCATACATAAGGTGTTAAAATAATAATGAAGTGAGTTATCTTTCATGGCTAAAGGATTTAAAGTAAAGACAGTTGCACCGAAAACCAAAGCACCAGAATGGGATATCGATGCAATTAAAGCAAGATGGAAAGGAAAGGCAATTGTCTTCTGCTTACCAGGTAGAGGATGTTCTTATATCTTCCTAAAGAATTTCGTTCAACTATGTTTTGATATGGTTCAGAACGGTATGAGTATTCAGATATCACAAGACTACTCATCAATGGTTAACTTTGCACGTTGTAAGGTATTAGGTGCTAATGTCTTGCGTGGACCTAAGCAAATACCTTGGGACGGCAAATTAACATATGATTACCAACTCTGGATTGATAGTGATATAGTCTTTGATACTAACAAGTTCTGGCAATTGTGTGATATGGCACTACCTGCAGAAGCTGTTAACGAAGATGGTAGCACAGACCCTGAGAAAGAAAAGAAAGTTGCAGCAGGTTGGTATGCTACAGAAGATGGTTCTACTACCTCAGTGGCTCATTGGTTAGAAGAGGATGACTTCCGTAAGAATGGGGGAGTTATGAATCACGAGACAGTCGAAACCATCTCGAAACGTAGAAAACCTTTTACAGTTGATTATACTGGTTTTGGTTGGGTATTAATTAAGAATGGGGTTTTTGAATCTCTTGAGTATCCTTGGTTCGCTCCTAAAATGCAAGTCTTTGAGTCAGGAGACGTACAAGACATGTGTGGTGAGGATGTCTCATTCTGTTTAGATGCACAGGATGCAGGACATGAGATTTGGTGCGATCCTCGTATTCGTGTAGGGCACGAAAAGACTCGTGTTATTTAAGATTAACAAACAGTTGAAAACAGAGGAGTTATGGGATCTCTCAGCAGAGATCCTTACCGAACTTTCTCGAAGGGATGGAGTCCGATATCGCATACAAGCAACAGAAGACTCCGTTAAATCTAAATTGAAGTTATTGTAATGCAATTATTATTAACTCTAATCTCTATTAGTTTGATCGTTTTAGTGATCGCCTATTCGCTCATTCAAAAGTACAATCCACATTAAATTAAATTATGCCAGTTAAAACTAAGACAGGACAATGGGGTTCTTCAGAGTTTGTTGAAACTCGTCCTAAAAAAACTCGTCAAGGAGCAGGTAAACATACTAAGTATGCCGCTACCTCTCGTAATGAGGCAAAGAAGAAGAGACGAGGGCAAGGAAAGTGAATTACCTAGCAGCAGCGAGTCTCGATTTAAATCAGGCATGGAACTTATCATGGGGTGAAGGTATTCAGTTCATCTTAGTTCTTGCATTTATCTATTGGTTAAAGGTTCAGATTGATACACGGGCGGGTCTCGGTAAGAAAAAACGTCGAGAATTGAAGCAAACTATCGTTGAGGCAATAAAAGAAGCAAAAGGTGTCTAAATAAACACAAGTGATAGTCAATATGTACTAGGATATCTGGAATTAACACTAGATATCCTTTTTTGTTACCTTAATGTTACCTTACGGAGGTCAAAATGGCAGTTGAACAAACCCAGATGCTACGTGAAATCTCTCACGACGTAAAAACACCTAAAAAGCGTGATACAGTAGAAAGTTCAAATGATTTTTTCGAACGTTTAGCAGGTGATGATGACCGAAATTGCAATGAAATTGAATCTTATGAGGTTCTTTCAGAATATAGGTAAAGATTCGTAATAAATAAGTTAGAATTAGTATTTTTTATGCCTCTAGAAAGGGTAAAACAAGGTTATAAAGACCTTAGCATGTCATTTAAGAGTAATCCTATCAATGATGACCTCATTGGTCTGAAGAATGAGTCTGCAATTGCCCGTTCCATAAGAAATATTGTATATACATTGCCTGGAGAAAAGTTTTTTGATAATGATTTTGGTTCTGAGGTATCTAAGTCCTTATTTGAGAATGTAGATGAGGTATCTGCAGTCACAATTCGTGAAGAAATTGAATATTCTATTAAAACTTACGAACCAAGAGTCACTTTAATCAGTGTTGACTCAATTCCTAACTATGATAACAACGAATTTAATGTTGTAGTGACGTATCAAATACTTGGTGCCGATTCTCCTCCTCAAGAATTAGAATTTGTGTTGTTACCAGCTCGATAAATGCCACTTTTAAACTTTACTGGTCTAGATTTTGACCAGATTAAATCTACTCTTAAAGATTATTTAAAATCAAACTCAGACTTTACTGATTATGATTTTGAGGGATCTAATTTATCGACGATTCTAAATGTCTTAGCATATAACACATATATTACTTCATATAATGCCAATATGGTTTCAAATGAAGTTTTTATTGATAGTGCAACTCTTAGAGAGAACGTTGTATCATTAGCAAGAAATATTGGATATTTACCAAGGTCAAAAAAGTCAGCAAGAGCAAAAATTAACTTCTTTGCGGATATTTCATCAGTTTCACCAACTCCACCTACTGTAGTTCTTAAGAAAGGTGCTGTTGTTGGTACTTCTAAGCAATTTAATGGTCAATCATTCGTTTTTGGGATTACTGAGGATAAATCTGTTAGTGTTGTAGACGGAATTGCAAGTTTTGACGAAGTTGAGGTATATGAAGGTCAAGTTATTGAACAATCTTTTGAATATTCGACTAGAAATCCATTTAATAAGTTTATTTTAGCAAATGCAGGAATTGATTTAGACACTCTTAAGGTTTCTGTTAAACCAAGTCCAAATTCTTCCGTTTCTTTAAATTATACTCGGCAAGATGACCTTTTTGATCCAGATTCTGGTTCAACAATTACAGGAACATCTCCAATTTACTTTATTCAGGAAATTGAAGACGAACAATATGAAATAATCTTCGGAGATGGTATTTTTGGTAAGAAATTAGAAGATGGTAACCAAATTAACGTCTCTTATATCAAAACTGCTGGTGAAGATGCTAATGGTATTGCAAATTTCGCCTTTAGTGGAAAATTAGTCTATACTCGTAATGATTCTACTACAAATGTTACCAGTGGGATCTCTTTAGTGACCGCCAATGAGTCTTCATCGGGCGGCCAAGCAATTGAAAGCACAGAATCCATTAAGAAGTATGCTCCACAGGTATATGCTACTCAAAACAGAGCATTAACAGCAAATGACTATGAAATTTTAATTCCAAATAAGATTTATCCCGAAACAGAGTCAATTTCCGTATATGGTGGTGAAGAATTAGTTCCTCCACAGTATGGAAAGGTCTTTATCAGCATCAAACCAAGAACTGGTGACTTTGTATCGAATGCAATTAAGGAAAATATAAAAAGAGACCTTAAAAAGTATTCTGTAGCAGGAATTGTTCCAGAAATCTTAGATTTGAAGTATTTGTTTATTGAAACTGATAGTAAAGTCTATTATAACGTAAATTTAGCAAAAAATGTTGCTAATGTTTCAACATTGGCAAAATCCAATATTGATAAGTATTCTGGATCTTCAGAATTGAACAAATATGGTGCAAGATTCAAATATAGTAAATTTTTGAAGATTATTGATCAAAGTCACGAATCTATTTCCTCTAATATTACAACAATTCAAATAAGAAGAGATTTAAGAATTGCAGTTAATCAATTTGCAGAATATGCAGTTGATTTTGGTAACCAATTCCATATTTCTTCGATGGAAGGTTATAATATCAGATCTACGGCATTTAAGGTCTTAGATATAACTGATCCAGTTTATCTTTTTGATATTCCTAATTCAGATAAGAAAAAAGGTAAGATTTCACTATTCACATTACCTGGAGAGAGAACTGGACCTCCTGTAGTTGTAAGAAGGAATATTGGTGAGATTAACTACACCAAAGGACGCATCACTTTAAACCCAATAAATATAGTATCAGGTAAATCTAAAGACAGCGTTGAAATTTTGGAAATCTCCGCTATACCAGAATCTAATGACGTGATTGGATTACAGGATCTTTATTTACAGTTAGATAAAAGTAATGTTGATATGATTGTTGATGAAATAACATCAGGTGCCGATCCATCAGGGTCTACTTACACTGTTACTCCAAGTTATACCGCAGGAAGCATCGTCAGATAACAAATGACCCTAAAAAAAGTTCAGCTTAATAAGATTGTAAAGAATCAACTTCCTTCATATGTGAGGGATGAATTTCCTCTGGTTGGGGAATTTTTGAGTGCTTATTATAAAGGGCAAGAATATCAAGGTGGACCAATTGATTTAATCAATAATATTGATTCTTACATAAAATTAAGTGAATGTGGTAATACTGTTAAGAGTACTACTCTTACTTCAAGAATTGAAGAGGTTGATACTTCTATTAGTGTAGAAAATACGACTGGATTCCCTGAAAATAACGGATTAATTAAAATTGGAGACGAAATTATATCATATGGAAGCAAAACTGATATAAAATTTGTTGATTGTGTTAGAGGATTTAGTGGAATTACCTCTTTTACAAACCCAGAAGAACCAGAAGACCTAATTTTCTCAACTTCTATTGCTGCTGCACATGATGAAGACGTTATTGTAGAGAATTTAAGCGTTTTATTCCTTGATGAGTTCTTAAGAAAGATAAAAAATCAATTATTATATGGAATTCAAAAAGATTTAGACGAAGATTTAAATAAAGCACAATTTATTAAGCATTCTAAGGACTTTTATGCGACAAGGGGAACTGACGAATCCTTTAAAATCCTCTTTAAGGCACTTTTTAATGAAGATGCTCAACTTATTAGACCGATAGATCATGTAGTTTCTCCATCTAATGCCAATTTTAAGAAAACAAGAGACATAATTGTTGAATCAGTACAAGGAGATCCTCTAGATTTAATCAATAAGACCCTTTTTCAGGACGAATTTGAAAATATTCCAAAAGCATATGCTCCTGTATCGCATGTAGAGAGTATAAATGTTGGAATCAACACTAATATTTTCTATAAAATCAGTTTAGATACCTCTTGGAACCAAAATGATGGTTCTACAGAGTTGTTATATGGTGATTTTTCTTCTCATGCTAAGTCAATTATCGTTGGTGATGTTGGAATCGCTCAAACTTACATTGATGTTGACTCAACATTAGGATTTCCTAATGCAGGAACCCTCTCGTTCACCTATGGTAATGGAACTGCTGGAATAGCAACCTATTCTTATAAGACTCTTAACCAGTTTTTGGGTATTAATACAACTTCGATTGCTTCATCAATCACTGATATGTCATTGGTGGATCAAGATACCTTTGCTTATTCGACTGGATCTGGGACAACTGATGGAATAAGAGTAAAAATTAGATCAGTATTAAATCAATTACAGGTTCCAAGTGATACTCGTTATTATAATGAAGGTGCAAAAATAAAAATTAAGTCATTAGGGCATATTGGAACTAGTTTTAACCAGAATAATTGGTTGTTTAATACAATTCAAAACTATGATATTGAAGAATTAAAGTTAATTGACCAAATAAACTCAACTTACAAACTAAAAACTAAGGATCCTAACATTTTTAGAATTGGTGATAATGTTAGGTTATATGATAAAAATGATATTTTATTAGATAATCAGTATGAAGTAAGAGATGCTTATGATCAGCATACAATTATAATACGTGGTGAAGGTATTCCTAATGATACCACTACTATTGTTAATGTACGTAGAGATTTTTCAAGAGTTGATTCAAATATACATGGTGATTTAAACAGACTTATTGCTAATATTCAGAATGTTTATGTTGGATCTGATTCTGTTTTAGTTGCTTCAAACTCATTACCTGCTCATGGTAATTTAAAGTTAAATCCTAGAGACCAAAAGGTAAAAATTTCAGGAACATATGCAGAAGGAACTGAAGAAATTACTTTAACAACTGGTATCGATCACAACTTCTACACTGGAGATGCAATTTATTATACTCCAGAAAAGGGTGCAGTTGATACTGTTGATTCTTCAGGAAATACTATTCGTCAAGAATGGGTTAAAAGTCAGTTATTTGATGAAGGTCTTTATTTCGTTAAAAGAATAGATGATAATATTGTAAAATTAGCAAAGAGTCGTCCAAACCTTTATGGTAATATTTTTGCACAGGTTGAAACAAATACTGATTATGTAACTATTAACGATAATATAGTAGAAAAATATTATTTCCATGATAGGAAAATACAACCTCAAAAACTATTAAGAAAGATATCTACACCAGTTCATGATGGAGAGGTTCATTCAACACCAATTGGATATACAGGAATCCTTGTTGATGGTGTAGAGGTTTTAAACTATAAGTCTAGAGACGTTGTATATGCAGGCCAGATCGACTCTGTAGAGGTCACCAAGGGCGGTAAGAACTATGATGTGATAAATCCACCCATACTAGGTCTTAATGATACTGTTGGTTCTGGAGCGACTGGATATGTTGCAGTTGAAGGTAATTTTCAAGAGATTAGAGTTCTAAATCCTGGGTTTGATTTTATTGATGTTCCTATCGTAAAAATTACTGGAGGTAATGGAGAAGGAGCAACTGCGGAAGCAAAAATAATTACAATACCTCATGAAGTTACCTTTGATGCTACAGGTGTATCTACTTCTATTCAAATAGGTATTGACACTTCTATTATTGGATTTACTACCTATCACAAGTTTAGAAATGGTGAAAGAGTTGAGTATCAAACATTTGGTAAGAAATCTTTAACTGGACTCAGTACAGGATCAATTTACTATGTTGGTGTAATAGATAATAAGAATATTAAATTATATACTTCATTAAATGGTTCAATTGCTGGTGTTGGTACTACAGGATTTACTGATTATGGTGAAGGAAATCATGCTTTAAGATCATTAAATGGTAAAGCAGTTGTAGGTACAATACAGATTACTAATCCTGGTTCTGGATATGAAAATAAGAGAAGAACAATTCAACCAGTTGGTGTTGATACAGCATTAAATGTATTACACGTTCCCGATCATGATTATAAAGATTTAGAAGTTGTCCAATATTCTTTAGATATCGGTGATGGAAGTAGTACTGTAATATCTGGTCTTTCAACTACAATCGACTATTATGTTAAAGTTGTTGATAAGGATTCGTTTAAGTTAGCTGCTGTTGGTGTTGGAACTACTGTAAAGGATTTCTATTATAATACCGAACAATATGCGGATCTTACATCTACTGGTATAGGAACTCATAGTTTCAATTATCCACCTATTAGTGTTGAAGTAATTGGATCAGTTGGAATATCTTCTATTTCAGGTGATACATTTGGATGTGTTGCACAACCAATCGTAAGAGGACAAATAACTTCAATTCATTTAACTGAAAATGGAGTTGGATATGGTGCATCTGAAATACTTAATTTTGAAAGAAACCCAGAAGTTAATCTACATCAAGGAACGGGTGCTTACTTAACTCCTGTAGTTTCTGAAGGATCTATTGTAGACGTTAGTGTTAGTCTTGGTGGAACTGATTATAACACTCCACCAAATATAGTCATCAGTGGTCTAGGAACAGGTGCTGAATTAGTCCCTGAGATGAATGCACAGGGTAATATTATTTCTATAAAAGTTAATAAGGGTGGAATTGGTTATGGAGTTTCTACTACAACAGTTAAAGTAGAAACATCAGGAAAGAATGCATTCTTTAGACCAAAGGTACAGCAATGGACGGTTAATAACTTTAAGAGGAATTTTGCTAATTTACTTAATGATGATATCTTTATTGATAGACCAACAAATAGAGCATTTGATCTGCAATGTGCTTATGCATATGCACCTAGAGCATTAAGAAAGATTCTTTATACATCTGGATCTGATGGAGATGTTCTATATGGTAAGAAGGACTTAACACTTAAGAATAACCAAGAAATAGGACAGGATAGACATTCTCCTATTATTGGTTGGGCATATGATGGTTATCCAATTTATGGACCTTATGGTTATACCTCAAAGACAGGTGGTACTATCGTTCAAATGAGATCTGGATATACAGAGAATGCTGGTGCAAGAGTAAATAGACCTCCAACTACAGTATTCCCAGAAGAATTCTTTGTTGAAGATTTTGCATGGACATATGATACATCTGATGGTGTTTTAGATAAGAATAATGGAAGATTCTGCGTAACACCAGAATATCCAAATGGTACTTATGCATACTTTGCTACATTTGAATCAGATGTAGAAGGTACTGGTCCTTTTGTGGATTATAAGAAACCAGCATTCCCATATTTGATTGGTGAGAATTTTACTGCAAAACCTGAATCATTTAACTATGAAAGATTATCTAACCAAGATGATATAGACTTAAACAAAACAAATTGGGTTAGAAACACATTCCCTTATGCTTTAGATAAAGATAATAGTGGATATGATTATGTAATTGAACCTTACACTTATAGTACACAAGATTCTGTTATTAAATTTGTTGATAAGGGTAGTGTAGATAATATTGGAATAGTTACTGGTGGTGCAAATTATAAAGTTGGTGATAAGGTAGTATTTGAGCAGGATACACAAAGTTCATATAGTGCTGCAGCAAGAGTTAAAAAGGTTTCTGGACCAGGAATAGGAACTCTTAGTGTAGATGCTATTTTAATGAATGATGTTGAATTCTATCCATCAGGTAGAAGGGGTGTATTTACTGGAATAGGTACAACTAGTCATGGTATTATAGATGGCACAGTTCTAAAAATTTCTGGATTTACAACTACTACATCTTTACTTGAAGGATCTTATAATGTTGGAGTTACTACAAATCAACTTAATCTATCTGTTGCAATTGGAACACCTGGAGCAACTGGTATAGTTACATACCTTCCAGTAAGTGGAAATCTTGTATATCCTTCAATAAAAGAAAATGATATATTACGTTTGACTGGTATTTTAACAACAGGTAATTTTGGAGATGAGGATGTTAAGGTATTAAACGTAGATAGAATCAATTCTAGAGTTAGAGTTTTAAGAGACCTAAAAGAACAGACAGGATTGTCTCATACTGCGACAACTAAGATTTATGAAATCCCTAATAGATTTACTTTTAATATTGGTGTTAATACCACATATAGTCCTGAATTTAATAGGGAGTATTATTTCCATCCATTAGAATCTGTTGGATTGGGAAGTGCTACTCCTGTAGGTGCTGCTGGTACCGTAGTAGGGTCTGGTACTACAGTTCAATTTGCAAATCCTGGTAGTGGAGAAACTTCACTCTATGTTCCAGCACAGACAATATACATTCCAGGTCATAAATTAGAAACTGGTGATGAGGTAACTTATAATACAAATACTGGAACTTCGATAGGAATTATTACATCTGCTAATAATGTTGCTATTGGTACTGTAATAAGTCTTTCATTATATCCAACGGTTTTCGTTGCTAAGGTTAGTGATGATTTAATTGGTATATCTTCTGTTAAAGTTGGACTTGGTTCAACTGGGTCATTCGCTGGAGTTGCTGAAACTACAGCACATACTGGATTAGTTTATTTCTCTGGTGTAGGAACAGGTGTTTATCATAGTTTTAAGACCAATTATGATGATGTTATAAAGGGAACTATAGAACAAAATAAAGTAACTGTTGCTGTTGCAGGAACTCATGGATTAAGTCATAACGACACAGTTAGTATTAGTGTTAATCCAAGAAATAGTGGTATAACAACCGTTCAGTATGACAAACCAAATAGAAAGGTAATTACTCGTGGTTTAGGGTTTGTTGCAAGTGGAATTACAACCAGCACTTCACTAACAGGAATTCCCGATACAATTAGTATTACTAATCATAGATTATCTACGGGACAAAAAGTAATTCATAAGTCTGAAACTCCTTCTGGTGGATTGGTTCATGAGCAAGAATATTTTGTATATGTTATTGATAGGAATACATTTAAGTTATGTGCAAACAAGTATGATACACAGAAGGCAATTCCTACCTTTGTTGGAATCACAACTGCAAATATAGGAACAATTTGTGTAGTTAATCCTCCTTTAGAATTCTATAGAGATTCTAATGTAACATTTGATTTATCAGATTCTACTTTATCATATACTAGAGGTTCTGAGCAGTATCCAGCATTTGAGTTAGAGTTCTATTATGATTCTTCTTATACTGAAAAATATGAGACGAATAAGACTAGTAGACAATTTGATATTGTTAAAACTGGTACTATAGGTGTAACAAGTGATGCTAAAATAACACTTGCTGTTAATGCAGACACTCCAGATGTATTCTATTACAAATTAACTCCTGCTGACTTACCACAAAATCCTCAACTTTATAAGGATCTTGTAATTGATAGTGCAGTTGATGGTTATAACCAAGTTGTAATAAAAGATAGTGATTATGCAGGAACTTATAAGATTCTGCAACAGTCAACTAATACATTTACTTATGATATAGATGAATATCCTGAAATTGCATCATATTCTGGTTCTACATCACAGTTAGAATATGATACCAATGCTTCTACTGCTTATGGTCGTATCACAGATGTTGAAATTACTAGTGGTGGTGATGGGTATTCTGAAGTACCTGGAATTACTACGGTAACATCTGATACAGGAACTGGAGTTATATTAGAATCTTCTAGTAAAACAATAGGAAAGGTTAGAAAAACTCAGATAGAAAACATTGGATTTGATTATCCAACTGATAAGACTTTAAGACCTGATGCTAGATTACCGCAGATATTAAAGATTGATGCATTGACAGGATTTGACTCTGTTGGTGTTACTTCTTTAGGAAGAGGATATAATACAGAACCAAGTCTAGTTGTTATTGATTCTAGAACAAGAAAGCAAATTACAGATGTTGATCTAAGATATCATATTGATACTTCTGGAGCACATGTTGAGATTCTTGAGAATACAAATAGTCTGTTTAACACAAGTCCTATAATTCGACCTATTGGTAATCCTAATGGTGTTAGGATGAAGGATTTCAGTTATAATACTAATACTCAAGTAGTAACTGCAACATTAAAGAATCCCGTAAGTAGAACTCAAGATTTCATATTTGAAGTTGGAGATAGAATTATAGTTGAGAATGTTAGTGTTGGTGTTGGATCAACTGGACTTGGATATAACTCTAGTGATTATGATTACAATTTATTCACAGTAACTGGTGTTACTACCAATTTGGGTTCATATCCAACATTGACTTACAGTTTGGAAGATTTCCTTGATAAGGATGCTAATCAGTTACCTGGGTCATTTAATAGCACTCTTTCTGCTGGAATCATTACTCCAGAAAAATATTTCCCACATTTTGATTCTATTCTTAAGAGTAATCAGTTTAATCCAGAGGAAAGCGTAACTGACGGTAATGCAGTCGGTGATGTCTTTAAATGGGATGCAGAATCTGGAGAATTGGTAGTAGAGAGTAATAGAGATTTTGTAGTTGGTAATATTGTTGAATCTTTAGAGACTGGTTCTAGAGGAAAGATTGTTGGTAAATTACAATCTGATACAAGTTATGATTTAGATTACTATTCTGTTGTTGAGAATGGTTGGGAATATACTACAGGATTCTTAAATGACGAATTGCAAAGAATTCATGATAATGAGTATTATCAGAATTTCTCATATGCTATTAAATCTAGAGTTACCTTTGATGATTGGAAAGATGTTGTAGGTTCTTTAAACCATGCTGCAGGATTTAAGAAGTTTAGTGATCTGCAATTAGAATCAACCCAAGAAGATGAAGATGCTAATACTCTTCTTCCTGTTGTTGAAAGCACAACTGATGTTGTCGTAGATTTCCATGGTTGGGAAAGTTTGCATTCTGTTGAAACTTTCGATTTAGTTACTGAAAACAATGTTGTTGGTGATAAAGTATTCTCTAATGAGATTGTTTTTGAGAATCGTATTCTTACCGATTATGCTCAATCTATCGGAAACAGAGTTTTAAATGTAGATGATGTTAGTAGTTTGTTTGATGATAATGCAAGAACTTCAAGATATGCTGATGTATTCAGACAATCAATTAAAGATGGTAGATCTCAAAAGATTATTTGTTATGTAAGAGACAGATTATATGGTGGTGAAAGGCAGTTAATGATAGTTAATGCCCTACACGATATTGACCGTGGTTTCTCTATGATTAACCAGTATGGTGATATGAGTACTGTTGAAGATCTTGGAAGTTTTGATTACATTTATGAGGGTGGTGAAACTATTCTTAGATACTATCCAACTAAGTATGAAGTTAATAATTACAATATAAGAACTTTCTCTTATAACCTTGACCAGAATGTACTTGGAATTCAAACTTCAGTTGCATCTATTGGAAGCACTACTCTCGGTATATCAACAGACTTTACTGGATCTTTGATTAGTATTGCAAGTACTAATGTTCAAATAGCAGGTGGAGCAGCAGATGAAGTGTTTAGGTTTGTTGGAGTTGGAACTAATATTTCAGGAACTAGATCTGCAAAAATATTAGTTACTGTTGAGACGGATACTGGAGATGTTGAATATGATGAAGTAAGTTTGATATGTGATGGAAGTGAGGTTACATGGCAAGAATTTGGTCAATTAACTATTCACAGTTATCTTGATCCATATTCATCAGCAGGTAATATTGGAACTTACTATTCCTATATGAATGGTGAGGATATAATTTTTAAATTTACACCTGATGCTGGATTTACTACATCATATGTAAATGCAATTGCTGTAGCATTCTCCACTGAAAGATATAAGAATGTAGCAGAGACATCATACGAATTTAAGTATGGTTCAATGCAGACGCAGAGTGCGTTTATGGAAGCGGCTGCTGATCCTGATGCTATTGGAATTGGAAGTTATGGTGATGATTATGATGCAGCATACTTTATAGTCCAAGCAACTGATACTGCAACTAATTCACACTCTTTGACGGAAGGTATTATTATTGATGACTATGCCGAAAATGGAAATGATACTGTATATCTAACTCAATATGGTGATATTCAGGTTGGTACTGCTTTCACTGATTTGGGTACTATTGATGGAAGAAGAGGTATAGGAGATAGGACAGAGATTACATTTAGACCTGCTTCTGGTAGAGATATTCATACTAAGATCTTCATGAATGCTATGAGGGTTGATGAGAATACTAATGTAAGTCCTGGTGGTAGAGGATTGGGTGGTGATATATTAAAAGAATTTAATAATGCAACCCTTGAAACAAATGGTTCAACATATGAAGGAACAGAGACTACAGTTAAGAAGAGATTTAATTTAACTTATAAGAACGACGATATCTTTAAGAGAAACTTTGATGGATCAAGTGGAGTTTCTGTTGATGTATCTAATAACACACTTGAGATACCAAACCATTTCTTTGTAACTGGTGAGGAAATTAAGTATTCAGTTTCAAGCGGATTTGGTACAGATGCTATTAGTATCGCAAATACTAGTTTTGCTGGTGTTGGATCAACTACTCAAATGCCATCATCAGTCTTTGTTATTAAGCAAAGTGAGAATATCATTAAACTTGCAAGAAATGCTGAAGATGCATTAGCATCAAATCCAGTTGAATTAGACTTTACTTCTGTTGGTATTGGTACATCACACTCATTAACCTCAACAAATCAGAATCAAAAGGTTCTAATGTTGGTTGATAATATGATTCAATCACCAATTGCAGGAACATCTGTTACTACGCATTTAGCAGATAATGCTGCACTGGCACAGGACGTTATTAAATTTGCAGGTATATCATCATTTGCTGGAGCAGATTATATTCAAGTTGGTAGTGGTAATACGATAGAATGTATGAAGATACTTTCTGTTGGTATTGGATCAACAAACCAGATTAAGGTTAGACGTGGATGGTTAGGAACTCCTGAGGCTGGATTTAGTACTGGAGCAATAGTTCAAAAGATTAGAGGTCATTATAATATTGTTGAGAATGATGTTCATTTTGTTGAACCACCTCATGGTAATAGACCTATCGGTTCTACAACAAATCCTCCAGATCAACGAGACTATCAGGGAATTACTACATCATCTAGTTTCCAAGGTAGAGTGTTTATGCGTTCTGGTATATCAAATAGTAGTGAAGAAACATATACGAAGAACTATCTTTATGATGATATTTCCCAGATGTTTACTGGATATGATAAGGAATTCCCATTAACTGTAGATAAAGCAAATGTTACTGGAGTTTCTACTAATAATGCAATCATTATTATAAATGGAGTATTCCAAGGACCAGGTGCAAATAACAACTACACAATGTCTGAAGTTGGAAGTGGTACTTCACTTGCATTTACTGGTAGTGCAAGTTCTGTTGGATTTGACCCAAATAATGCAAATATTCCTGTCGGTGGTATTATCGTTTCTGTTAGTTCAACTGATGGATTTGGATATCAGCCTTTAGTCGCTGCTGGTGGTACAGTAACTGTTTCTGCTGCAGGTACGATTAGTAACATTACGATTGGAAATACTGGTTCTGGATATAGAGTTGGTCTTCAAACTGTTAATGTTGCAATACAAACATCGAGTAATTTAGATGCTCAAAGTTTCCTTGATAGGTCTTCCTTTATTGGAATGGGTACCGCACAGATTGTTGATGGAAATATAACTGGAATTGCAATTACTAATACTGGAATACTTTACACTCCAAGAGATATTTCTAATGCTGGATATAGTTCAATAACTGGT